CAATCTAAACAATGGCTAAAACTAAACATATTGAAAAACCTTGGCGCACACAAGCAGGCGTATTCCCAACCGAAAACGGTAAATGGATTTGTTCAATTCCAACAGGGAGCAATAGAGTAAATTGTAAATTCAAAACCAGCCAACACGCTACAGAACAAGAAGCACAAACTTTTTTTGAAAATAATTGCAAATAATAGGAATATTTTTTGTAGTTTTGGTATATCAATAATTTAAAACTTAAAATATAATGAAAACAAATCTAACAAAAAAACAGATGATATTTGGTTAGATAAATAGCAATTAAGAGCCTTAACTAAAAATTAAGGCTTTTTTATTTGTATAGGTCAAATGGATTGTTTAATTTTGTTAGTTGTGTTATCTACAAACCAAGATAAATAGTAATGCCAAAAGAGGGAGACGTTAATAATCCGAATGGTAAAGGTGGTTTTTCAGAAAATCCACAAAACAGGTCTAACGGTCGATGGTCAAAAGAAACATCGATTAGTTATTGGTACAATCATTTGATTAGACTTAATTTAGAAGATTTTGAGGCATTTATTCCCGAAACAATGGCGCAACAGTTAGCTTATAACTCTATTGAAGAATCAAAGAAAGAATTAAACTACTTAAAAGAAGTTACTGATAGAACAGAGGGCAAAGCATTCCAACAAACTGACATCACCTCAAACGGAGAAACTATACAAAACACTCCAATATTTCCAACAAACGGACTAAATGGCGAATGAGTACACCTATACACCTGTTACCAACACACACAAAATAAACGCACACTTTGCATTATGTAAAGATGAGCCGTTAATCATTCAACAAGGAAGTCAAGGAGCAAGAAAAACCGTATCGGATTTAATGTTAATCATTGATTGGTTCAGAAACAATCCATCAAAGGAAATTACTATTTGTTCCAGCGAGAAAACCAAGTTAATGGATACGGCTTTCAATGACTTGAAAAAAATTTGTTTAGATTGGAACATTTGGCACGAGTTTAAATGGAACGACGTAAAGACTAAGCTAACCTCGCCACGAGGAACAGGATTTATTGAATTTATTGGATTGGATAAGGACGACATCGGAAAAGGTCGTAGACGTGATTTAATTTATATTAATGAGTGCAACAAAGTAAGTCACCAAAAGTATTTCGATATTAGCCAAAGAGCAAAAAAAGTATTAGTCGATTTTAATGCTGATAAACGCTTTTATATTCACGACTTAATCAATGACAAAAACTTTATTCAATTAGATTTCAGAGGCAACGAAAAACTATCAAAAGAAGAGGTAAGAAATATTTTAAGCTACAAAGCTAAAGGCTACCAATTAGACGACAATGGCGATTTTGTAATGGATAACGGAAAAAGAGTAGTTATTAATGAATTTTACGCTAACAAGTGGCGAGTGTATGGCGAGGGCGAAATAGGAAGTGTTGAGGGGCGTGTATTTACGAATTGGAAAAAATGTAGTTTTATTGAGTATAGAAATTTATCTTTAAAATCATTCTACGCTATTGACTGGGGTAAAAATCACAAGTTTGGAATAGTTGAGCTAAAGTTTGATAAATACACAAATACGCTATATTGCCACGAATTAAACTATTTGTCAGAGAATGAAATACTATCAGAGTTAAGCGAAACAGAACGCTTAAAAATGGATAACTTTGGTGGTGTAATCATTCATACAGTAGGTAAGTTAGGAATACCTAAAAACTCTGATATTGTTTGTGATAGCGCAGTTCCTGATAATATTATACTTTTACGTAAATACGGATGGGAGTATGCTTATGGAATTGATAAACCAAAAGGGTCTGTTATGGCTGGTATAACATTATTACAATCAACAAATGTAATTTATACAGATTGTTCAAGAAACATTGATATTGAATATCACAACTACAGTTATGCTAAAGATAGGGCTGGAGTAATTGACGACGAGGTTGTAAAAGAATACGACGATTTGATTGACCCGATAAGATACGGACGCAGACACGCTAAAAATAAATTATAATTTTGTATATTAGCAGAATAAACTTAAAACTATAAAGAGATGAAAAACAACAGAAAAAACAGAAAGCTAAAATTTATTAGAGTTAAAAACAATTTAAGGTTTGGTAAGATAAAATTTTACTGTACCGAAAAAGCAAGCAATCAACTAAATGAAGATGAAAATTACTTCGAAAGATTAGTGTCTATAGCGAAAAAATCACTACAGAAACACTACAAACTATCTTTGAGAAATGTGTTGGTACAAAGCGATATAATTGATGATGATTTTGCAAAAGACATTCATACAAACATTGTTACTTTATACAACTAATTAAAAAATAATCAACTTTTATATTTGATATTAAATAATTTACTATATTTGCATTAACTATGTGAAGTGGCATAGCTCTAATTAATGAACGTAAACACGCAACTAAATTATAAGAAGTCTTATCTTACTTAATAGTGAGATAGGGCTTTTTCGCTTTATATATGGCAATGAGATTTAGCTTTGAATTTGGAACACCTAAACCCGAAAGCGTTACACGTGATGTTAACGGTAATTGGATGTACACTATGTTTTCATCAAAAGCGAATCACAAGGATTTTAAAACGTATAAGGCAAAATTAGGAGCAGTATTAACCAATCCAGCAACATTAAAAGTATTTAAGTTGCATTGTGATTTGTTTAGTTTAGGATTGCCAAATAAATATGAAAATGACAAGTTAGTTGAAAAAAACTACCTTAAAACAATAAAATCAAAACCTAATCACTTTCAAACTTGGAAACAGTTTTATTGGGATTATAAGTTTTGGCGAATGTTAGGGACTGGGGTTTTGTGGCGTTCAAATAACGTGCTAACAGAAAGCACTCAAATGTATTGGCTTAATCCAGCTAACATTGATTTCGAGAACGGCAAAAATAGATTTAGTCAGTTTTTATTCTCATTGGTTAATGTTAACAAGCAAAAAGATGAAACTATTAAGTACACGTTTGACGATGGAAAAACAACAAGAATCAAAATAAAAGAACTTAGTTTCTTTTTTGATTTGTCTAATGGGTTAGGTGGTAATTGGTACGAGGGCAATAGTACACTCGATGCATTATATAAAGTTATTTCAAATAATGAATCGGTGCTCGATGCTCAAAATATCAATTTAGAGTTTAGTCAAAAGTTCATGGTTAACGGCAAAACATCGATTGATGATATTACCGCATTACCGATGGGAGAAACAGAGCAACAGGATATTGAAAGTTCTGTTAGAAGCAATAAAAAAGTACACGCCGTTAAAACGCCAATTGATGTTAAGCGATTTGTTGACGATATGGCTAACCTAAAACTTGATGAAAGCTATTTCAATACTGCTTTTATAATTGGTAACATTTTCAACACTCCGAGAGATATATTAGAACTATACATCAAAGGAGGTTCGACTTATGAGAATCAGGAGAAATCAATGGCTCGAATGGTCGAGTATTGTTTAAAACCCGCTGGTGATGATTTGATGGAAGAGTTTGAGTTTTTGTTTGATTTAAAGGATTTGCGATATGAATTTAGTCATTTAATGTTTAACCAAGTATTTGAAAAGGAACGCCAAGAGGTAATGAAGTTGAAGATTGAAAATGAAGTATTGGCTAAAACAAATAACATTAATACTGCTGACTTATGACGATAGATGAAATTAATAAAATGCTTGCTGACAAAAATATTGACCCGCAGTTAAAAAAGCGTTTAGAGGAACGAAAACAAATACTAACTGATAATAAAACAGTTGAGAAATGAGTATAATTTGCAAAGAACTAAACAAAACATTTTCCAACAAGGAAGCAATGTTTAAAGAATTGGCTCAAAATGAAGAGATTATCATTGACGCTAAAAAGTCAGAGGTTTACAAATCTATTGATAAAGGCGTTCAATTAGTAACCAATCAAGAAAGCATTAAAAAAGCATTAGAATCAACAACTAATAAGGGTATTAAATTCGATGATGCTTATTACTATTTTGTTGTTAATTCAGCTAATATACTTGATAGTCATTCAGATGTACACGTTGACGGGAATTGGAATAAAAGCGTAAAAGACCAGCAAGGCAAAGTATATTTAGTTTTCGACCATTCGTTAAAAAGAAATGATATTATCGCAATGCGTAAAGACGTTGAAATGTTCACGGCATCAATACCGTTTTCATTACTCGGCAAATCATACGAGGGCGAAACTTATTCATTAGTTTATAAAGTAGCTAAAGATAAAATCGTAAACAAAGAGGCTAAAGAATGGCTTGATGATGGTCACGAATTAGAGGCGAGCGTTAGAATGCAGTATATTAAAATGGAAAGCGCATTTAATAGCGATAACCAAGACTACGCAAAACAAAAAGCTACATTCGACGAGTATTATCCATTGATAGCTAATAAAGAAGACTTTGACGAGATTAATTATTTTTGGGTAGTTAAAGAGGCTAAAAATGTATTTGAATCAAGCTTAGTATTATTTGGTTCAAATAGCGCAACAGGAGTTATAAATAACAAAGATAATGAAGCAGTCGACGACACTTCAACAAAGGAAGCAGAGCAATCACTTCAAATCGAGGAAACTCAAAAAGAACAGTTAAAACAATTATTAAGTAAATTCAAGTAAAAAAATGGATGAATTGATTAAACAATTGGGCGAAAAAATCGACCAAATGAAAACAGAATCAGTTACTAAAGCCGAGATTTTAGAAACAATGTCTAAAATCAAAGATTTAGAAACTAAAGGCGAAGAAGTTACTGCTCTAAAAACTTCGATTGAAGAAGTGATTTTAAGAGTGTTAGACTTAGAAAACAAAGGTGTTCCAGCTAATGTAGCGCAGACTTTGGAAACATTGTTGGCTGAAAAAGCAGAGGATTTAAAAGCAATGAAAGACAACTCAAGCGGAAGCGTGAGAATTGCGTTTAAAGCGGCTGGCACGATGGCGTTATCAACTAACGTTACAGGTCAAATCCCACAAGCAGAAAGAGAAACGGGCATCACAAGAATTGTAAGACGCAACCCGTTTATCTTAGAATTAGTTAACGTTGGCTCTATTATGTCAAACGTTTGGGAATGGGTTGAGCAAAAGAATGCGGACGGTGGAGCAGCAATGACCGCAGAGGGAGCAGCTAAATCACAAGCGGATTTTGATTTGGTGTTAGCTTCAGCAACAGTTAAAAAAGTAACTGCTTATATTAAAGTAACAAAAGAAATGCTTGATGACGTTGCATTAATGCGCTCAGAGATTGACCAAGAATTAACTGAATTAATCAACTTAAAAATTGATGAGCAGTTATTAAGTGGTGCTGGTTCGGGTAACAACCTTACAGGTATTATTACGAATGCTACTGCGTGGGCGGCTGGTGCTTTTGCTTTGTCTATTCCAACACCTACAAAGTGGGATGTTTTAAGAACTGCAATTAATCAAGTTCGTGTTAATTTGTTTGAGCCTACATATATTGTAATGCACCCAACAGATGTTACTTCAATGGAATTGTCTAAGGATAGCACAGGACAGTATATAATGCCTCCTTTTGCCGCAGTTGATGGTTCAATTGTAAGCGGTATTCGTGTTGTAGCAAACACAGGAGTAACAATTGATAAATTCTTAGTTGGCGATTTCAATAAAGCTGGTGTAAGATTTAGAGAAGGTTTGACTATCAATGTAGGTTACGAAAATGACGATTTCACTAAAAACTTAGTGACGATTTTAGCAGAAGCTCGATTAGTTCAAAGAGTAAAATCTAACCACTACGGAGCATTCGTTTATGGTGATTTCTCAGATGCAGTAACCGCTTTAACTCAAGCATAGTATTATGGACTTAGTTTTAGCAAAAGACTGGGCTGGAATGAAAAAAGGTGACAAATATACAACTAAAGACCAATCGGTAATCGATAAAGGTTTAGAAGTTGGACTATTTGAAAAGCCAAAGAAAACCACAAAAGAAGAGTAAAACCCTTAAACTTAACCTAAATGTACTTAATAGACGCATCATATTTTATTAGAGAGATACATATTCCAAATGTGAACGAATCAAATAATGGTTCGGGCGAAAACTTGGATTATTTCATCGATGAAAAGGTGCGTCTGTTATTATCTACTAAAGCGTTAGGAGGAACTTTGTTTACTGAGTTTAACGGATACGTTACTAATGGTGTTTTGTCAAATACTGCGCCCCAAAAATGGAAAGACTTAGTGAATGGTAAAACATATACTAAAGACGATAAAAGCTATATTTGGGAGGGATTGCTACAAACAAAAGGAACGTTCAAAAAATCGTTACTTGCTTACTACACTTACTATTATTGGCTAATGGATAACGTTAGTTTAATGGCTGGTGTTGGCGAAGTAAGAGGCGAGGCAAAGAACGCTATCGGTGTTAATTCAACCCAAAGACTTGTAACTATTTGGAATGAGTTTGTAAAAATGTATCAAGGCGAAAATACTTGTTTTAACGGTGTAAAATACGTTTATAACGGTGTGCCAATTGAAGATTATTACAATCAAAATTCAGGTAGTTATGTAAGTTTGTTGCAGTTTTTAAAAGACAACGAAGCGGATTATCCTGATGCACAGTTAGAAATGTTTGAGTTTCAAAATCAACTTGGTTTATAATGAGAGTAGCCAAAGCATTAGAGCAAATAATATCGGGTATGACCTTAACTTATAACGAGTACAAGTCAGACAATACGATAAAAGGAGAAGTAACAAAGGACGTGCAGTTTTCATTTGGCGACCAAAAAGAGCTGAATAAGTGGATTGCTGGACGTGGTTCTTTGAGTAAATATCCGCTTGTTTGGTATGTGATTGTGCCTTATGATGAGCCAAGAAGCAAAGACTACATTGAAGTTAATAGTAGGATTTACTTTTTTACATCGACAAAACAAGAACTCTATAATGCAACACGCTCATTAATTAACTATGACCAAATACTTGAACCGCTTTGGCAAAAAGTAAAACTTGCGCTTAAAAACACAAATAACATCGATGTAATAAACGATGTAATAAAAGTGAAAGCAGAGCCTAACTTTGGTGTAGATACAGAAAGACAAGGAGTAAGTGGGGATTTTAGCAGTACAACTTCAAAAGGAACTAAATCTATTGCAACTGATTTTTTGGATGCGCAATATGTAGATTTAAAACTTAGGATTAGAGAAAATAATTGTAACAATTAATAAAACAAAAAATGATTAATATTTATGCAACAGGATGCACAACAGCATCAAACTCAGGAACAGGACAAGGAGCGTGTGATTTAGCTTCTTTCGGTGATTTCAGAGGAATAGATATTACCGCAAAGGGTAATACATTCACAATTGCGTCGGATGTTTTTTTAACAAAGCATCGAACTAACATTTTGTCAAAGAAAACATTTCCATTAACGGACTTATTTAACTTTGAGCAAAACACGCCTGACAACGAGGTGGCAACTTCAAGTATTGGCATTAAGTATGAGATTCGTGCGGGTAAACCAGAATTTACATTGACTTATACCAAATCAGCTTGCTTCCATCGTTCGGTATTTGAGAAAAAAGCACACGCTAAGTGGGGTGCAAAATTCTACTTTGACAAAGGCGTATTATTAGCTAAAAGCGTTGATGGAACAAAATTAAAAGGATTTGATTGCGGTATGTTTAGCGTTGGAACTTTGAAACTTCAACAAGGAACAGACCCACAACAAACCAAAGTGATGTTTCAATTAACGAATGCAGAAGAGTTTAATACTCGTTGGGTTTTCCTTTCTTGGGAAGAAGTAGGAGCTGATTTGAACGACGAAAACGGAGTAATTGAAACAGTTGTTGAATACGTTGGAGCTTCTACAGGTGATGGAGATACTACTACAGTAGTTGATGTTAAATCAGCTTGTAATGGTTCTGCTATTGCTGGATTAACAGGTTCTGCTAAATGGAAAATTGGAGGAACTCAAGCGAGTGCAACAACAATCAGTAACGTTACTGAAAGCGCAACCGTTGTGGGTCGTTACACAATTACACATACTGCATTAGCAGAGGATGATACTATTCAACCAACACTAAACAACGGTACTTATGATGCGGTTGAAGACGTGTTATTGAATAAGTATGCTGGTAAGGCTACACTTAGAACTGTAGTGGCTTAATTCAAATCAAACAATAATTATAAAACCCTCTCACAATTAGCGAGGGGGTTTTTTATAAAGCAAAGCAATGGAAACTTATTTGGATGATATAGTATTGAGAATTGAAACCGAAAAAAGAAAAACGGCGCAGTTGCTTGATGGTATGATACAATTAAATTTTCCAAATATTCAAAGTGATATTTTAAGACGTTGGTCGTTTGGTAAGTCGGTTGATGGTGGTATTATAGGAACTTATTTTAGTGACGAATACCGACAATATAAAATAGAATTAAATCCGCTTGCTGGCGGTAATGTCGATTTAACTTTAACGGGTTCACTTGGCGAAAAATTAAACATTAAAAAGATAGGTAAAAACTATCAAATATTTTCAGAAGATGAAAAATATGAGAAAATCGGTAAAAAATACGGATTTGAAGAGTTTGGATTAACAGAAGAGGAACGATATTTATTCTTTGAGGAGTTAATCTCATTTACATTAGAAACACAATTAAAATCAATATACAATGGCTAAATGCTTTACGTGTGGTGGTAGTTTTGGGGCAACGACAGTAGAGATACTAAACAGATACAAAACGCACGCAGAAAATACAGGAGAATCGTTTTGGTTCTACACAATTCAAAATAGTAATAACGTACAAATAGCAACCGCAGATGATTTCAGTAAATTTAAAAAAGATAACGCAAAACTTTTTAAAGCAAAAAAAGTCGAGTTTGCAAATATTATCGAGTTTAGAAGTACTCCTAATACTGAAGTTTTGGGAGATAATCAAGAATAACAATGATTATAAATTGCTTGATGTAAATTATTTAAAAGACAAAGTTTATACTGCCAATGAATTGGAATTGTTGAGTAATACTTGGAATAATTTGTACGATGAGTATTTCAAAAGAAAAAACAACAAAGAAGCAAAGTATTTCCTTAAACTTAGCAACGATGCGTTAATAATCATTCAGGAAATTAGCCTTTTAGAAGATTTCAAAGAGCGTTTTATATTACTTTATGAATTACAACAACAAGCGGAACTAAACGACTTTGTGATTGAAAAAAAAGTATTGCTATGCAACGAAATTAAAGAAACATTCCCAAAACTTAAATTCAATCAATTTGATGAGGTTTATGAATTAGCCGATTTTGTTGATAGTGTCATTAAAGCAAAAACTAATATTTATAACGAAAAATTCAATGTTTTAGGTAAAAAAGTAGATAAAAAAGTACAAAATATTTATCGTGATGTAGTTAATATCGGGCGTGAATTAGGAATACAATTGAACGTTAATACAATGAGTGTAGCCGAGTTTTTAGAATATGAGAATACCGCAATAGAATCATCAATAGCAAAAGAAAAAAACAATGGCAAATAACAATCTTTTACAAGTTGAAGAAATTGTATCGAAAATCAATGCGGTTTGGGAGCAACACTATACTATTGTTAAAAAAAATGTAGCGTTAATAAAAGAGTTTCAGACAACAGCAACAGGCGTTTTACCAAGTCAATACAATGAAAATCTAAAAAAGACAAAAACAAGCACTGATGAATTAGCAAACTCAACCGATAAGTTAGTTAAAAAAACTCGTGAGGAAATAGTACAAAACCGAATACTTAATCAGCAAAAAACGGTAATGATTAAGTCTAATACTGCTCTCGCTGGTGCTTATGCTCAACTATCCGCTAAAGCACAAATTGCATCAAAGAATTTACGTGATTATATTGTTGTTGGTCGTCAAGCTGGTCAAACAAATAAAGAGTTTGAAGCTGGATTAAAAAAACTGCAAAACGAATTTGATGGCTACAACCGCAAACTATTACAAGCGGATAAAGCAGTAGGTGCTTGGGGACGAACTAACCAGCGTGTAATACAAGGCGCAACTCAATTAATGAGCGCTTTTGGAATTGCTACAGGATTGTATTTAGCGGTTGATATTGTGCGAAACATTTTCAATACTTCACGTGAATTAGAATCATTAAATAAAGCATTAGAACAAGTTACCGATACTCAGCAAAACTTTGCAGAACAACAAATGTTTTTGAAACGTATTTCAGAAGCATACGGTGTTGAGTTAATGAGTTTAACACAACAATTTACGCAATTTTACGTATCAGCAAAAGACAAACTCTCAGGTCAACAAATACAGGATATTTTTGAAAGCGTTACCAAAGCTGGTGCAAAAATGGGTTTAAGTATGGAATCGCAACATCGAGCGTTTTTAGCACTTAACCAAATGATGTCTAAAGGAACTATACAAGCAGAGGAGTTAAGAGGTCAATTAGGTGAGGCTTTACCCGGTGCATTCGGTATAATGTCAAAAGCGGTAGGCGTTAACGAAAAAGAGTTGGCAAAAATGATGAAAGCTGGCGATTTGATAGCGTCCGAAGTATTGCCAAAATTCGCTAAACAACTCGAAAAAACCTACGGAATTGAAAATGTAAATAGAATTGAAACGATGAACGCAAAAGTTAATCGTTTAAAAAATTCTTGGACTGAGTTGGTATCATCGATGAATGATAGTGAAACAGGAGGTATAAGCCGTTTCTTTGGAGCATTTACTACAGGAATAGACAACCTGTTAAAACTATTAATTAGAGCCAATAGTAGTTGGGACGAATTGTACGGAAAAGCGCAAAAAAGAGGCGAGGGAACAGGAAGCAATGCTTTTAATGATTTAATAAAAAATAAAGGAGAGCAACAAGCAAGGCTTGAATATGAGGCAAATGTAAATACTATATTAAAAGAGCAAACAAGGCTACAATTAGAAGTAATAGAGCTTCAAAATAAACTTAACAAAACAAGTCCTTTCGCTTTAAGAAATCCTTTTGGAGAATCAATAAAAGACATCAAGCAAAAAATCGAGGGCAAACGTGAAGAAATTGGTCAGTTGATAGGTTACAAAAAAGCTTATGACGACTTTATGAAAGCTAATACAAAAGCAAAGGAAAAAGAGAATGCTACAACCGAAAAAACAAAAAAACAATTAGCTGACGAGGCAAAAGCAAGAAAAGAATTAGCCGACCAATTAGAGAGAGAATTAAAAACACGTCACGAGTTAGATGTTGCAAGAGCCGAAAGAGAACTTAATAATCTTAACGCTAAACTTGATAACGAAAAACTATATTTCAATGACCGCTTAGATTTATTAGATAAAGTTGCGCAAAAAGAAACTGAAATAGCATTATTGAAATATGCGGAGGCGTTACGTTTACATAAAGATAGCAACGACCAAATGGAAATTGATGCTATTGATTTCCAAAATAAAATTGATGATATTAATAAAAAACGCACTGACAATGGATTAGCTGAATTAAAACGCTACTACGATGAATTTGATAACTACAATGAAAAATACGACGGAGAGGGATTAAAACTAAAACTATTTGGGGACGACCCGAAAGCCGACTTTGAAAAATGGCAAGATGGAGCAAAAGGAGCAACTAAAGAAACGGAAAACCTAAAAAAAGCCACAGAAGATTGGGTTGCGTCATTTAGAGAAAGTTTCTTTGGCGAGGCTGGATTTGATACATTATTCGATATTTTAGAGGGTAAATTAGAATTGTTTGGGGATAATTGGGAGGCTACTATGATTGGAATTGCAGAAGTAGCAAAAGAAACAATTACTTTTATTTCGAGATTGTCAGACCAAAGATTTGAAAGAGAATACAATAATTTGGAAAAACAATACCAAACATCACGTAAATTCGCTGGAGACAACGCAGACGCACAAGCCGAAATCGACCGACAATATGAGGCGAAATTACGTGAAATAAGAATAAGAGAATTTAAAGCGAAAAAACGTTTAGCAATTGTCGAGGCTAATATTAATATTGCACAAGGTGTAATTGCATCATTGGCAAAAGGCGGTACTGCTGGCATTGTTATGGCTGGAATTATTGGAGCGTTGGGAGTTGTTCAATTAGCAACTATTCAAAATCAAGAAATGCCAGAATATTGGAAAGGTACTGATAACCATATTGGAGGGTTAATGAAAGTTAACGACCAAAAAGGCGGTAATTACCAAGAGGCAGTTGTAT